CCATCGCGGCCTCTGCGTTATTGAACACCCAAGTGTCCGGCATCCACTTGCCCCATCTACGAAACTGTTCCGTCTTGTTTTCGTAGACTTCGACTTGTCCCGCGTCTTGTATGACCATCCCTCGTGAGGCCATCACTGCGTAATCATCCTGGTTCTTTCGCAACGTGCGTTTATCGGCATGAGTTCTGATGAACCCAACCGCTCCGACTGGCATCTGCGTTCCAGTGTAGATTCGCTTGGCCTCGTATCCGAATTCACACGCTGCCGCACAAGCAGGAGCGTGCCAAATCTCGCGTTCATCAAGTATGGCAAATTCTTTCGTCATTGTTATCTATCCTTTGCGTCACGACCTTTTCGAACCGCTAACCTCCAATGCTTAGATCCAGCCTCGCCGCCAGCCGGTCCTGGCTTGTTCGTGGTGTCGCACTGAGCGATCCACAAGTTGCCTCCGAAAGATACCGCGTCACCGCGCTCGTACTCGCCTTCCTTCCATACGCCACGGTCGATGATCGACGGCAGTACGATCTCTTTGACTACAACTCCGTCGCGCTTCCACGTCATGCGACGATCACCATCGAACTCCATGTCGTCGAATGCCATGCCATCCTTCGGCTTAGGCATGTTATCGATGGCACGTTGAATCGCGTCATGACCGCGACGTTCAAACTCAAGCGCCCACTGCGAGAACATCAACGTCAACGCCTCGCGCACATCTTCCACGCTGAGCGACTTGCCATCCTTCGGCTTTGGAATGTCGGCCACCAGTTCCTTAAGACGCTCTAACGTGTACGACTCGGTCGCAAACAACGCTTGATCCTTCAGCGCGCTAACGACCTCGTCCACAGTTACCGACTTGCCATCGTCGCCCTTCACTGGCGCGGGAATCAACGGCACGATGAGTTCCTTCAGCTCATCGGCAGTTGGCGTCTTCCCATCTTCCCCCTTCACTGGCGCAGGAATCAACGGCGTGATGAGCTTCACCAACTCTTCTTCAGTTGGCGTCTTGCCGTCTTCGCCTTTGACCGGCTCAGGTATCAACGGCGTGATGAGCTTCACCAACTCTTCTTCAGTTGGCGTCTTACCATCTTCACCCTTCACTGGCGCAGGTATCAACGGCGTGATAAGCTTCACCAACTCTTCTTCCGTCGGTGTCTTACCGTCGTCGCCCTTCACTGGCGCAGGAATCAACGGCACGATGAGTTCCTTCAGCTCATCGGCAGTTGGCGTCTTCCCATCTTCCCCCTTCACTGGCGCAGGAATCAACGGCGTGATGAGCTTCACCAGCTCTTCTTCCGTCGGTGTCTTGCCATCTTCACCTTTCACCGGCTCGGGTATCAGTGGCGTAATCAGCTTCACCAACTCTTCTTCAGTTGGCGTCTTCCCGTCTTGCCCTTTGTCTCCCTTCTCAGGAACCCGCTGCTTGAGAAGGTTTAGTTCCAACCCAAGATCTTCAGTGCGCTTGTTCAGCGGTGCAAGCCGCTTGCTGATCTCTCCAAAGATCAGTCCGAGCAACTTGTTGAATGCCTTCTTTTTCATGCTGCCATTTCCTTCTGGAGGAATTCGTTAAACGCCTCCTCGACGTTTTCATCGTCGACCTCCTCGTCATCCTCGTCAGGATCAGGAGGCTCCGCAGGAGGAGCAGGTTCAGGCTTCGGCAACGCCGCTGCGGGCACCTGTTTAGAAAGCGCCTCAAGCGGAAAGTTCTGTTGCTGCATGTATGGAGTGTCGCCACCCTCAACAGGCTGCATACCCTCTTTCTTGCGCGCCCAATTCGGGTGGACGAATCCGCCCTTGATCCCCTCGCCCCAAGTCTTGAAGCGTGTGGCCGTGTCCATACGAAGCAGTGCGTCCACATCGAACGCTGCGCGCATCGCAGATGCGCTCAGGTTCAAGCCTTCCGTAAGAAGAAGTTCCATGCTAGCGATGTGAGTCTGCAAGCACTGCGTCAGATACTGCTGGTTCAGCGCTTCCACCGTGCCACCGCTCGGTGTCCCTAGTCCGATCTTGTACGGAGGCACGTCGAAGCAAGAGCATACGGTTTCAGCGCTCCACTTCAACTGCTCAATCATCTGCGCGTCAGACGCAGACATCATCATGGGCTCCCACTTCAGCCCGTCGCCGAGCACGGCGATACGACCGAAGTTGTTGCCACCGTAGTTCGCTTCGAACGCAGCCTTCACACGCTCGGCTGTAGGCTTGCTGATTGCGCCAGGGGCAGTCAACACGCCAGACGGACGCGACATGTTTGTGAAGAAGTTCGTCGAGTTCCTGATGATGGCCACGCCTTGCGCGGCAGATGCTCCGCACGCGTAGATCGGTGAGGTCCCGCACAATGGATGGAACAGCGCCGGCATCATGTCGTGAATGATCTCGGACGCCGGCACAATCGTCATGTCGTCGTAAACTTCCGACAGAGGATCGATGCCTAGCTGATAGTAGACTGAACCGTCTGGTGTCACAAGCGGACGGACGTACTTGGGGCATAGTACGTACAGCCCGGTCACAACCCCGCGAGCATCACGTAACTTCAAGCAGTACGTGTTTCCCGCGAGCAGTTTAGAGATCAACCATTGCTGAATGAACTGAACTCTAGTCTGATATGAATTCGGCTTGAGCAACACCGCCTTCAATGGCGAGGTAGTCACGAAGTCGTGTACGCCGGAGTCTGTCTCGCGCATCAAGTTGATCGGCATCTTGGCGATATCAGACGCAATGCGATTAACGCATGCGTAGACTGCCCAGAACGCAATGACATTCTCGCGACATACGGGTGGAGCGTTATTCTGCCACGCGCCTGCGAACCACTCCTGGAACCAGCCGAGCCAACCGCCCCAATCCGACGTCGGTACGTAGCTGGTCACAGGAGCAGCCTTGACGAATGGGCTGCGAACTTGGATGCCAAGGATCTTCATGATGACGTTACTCGCCCTTCGGCTTGCCCGTCTTGCTGGCCTTCTCTTTCTCGGCCTCCTGCTTCACGTCTTCCTTGAGATACTTGGACCTGCCCGGCTTGACGCCTTCGTCCTTGTCGTCTTCCTTGACAGGCTCGACCTTGTTCGTGATGTTTTCCGTGCTCACATCACGGCGCAGGTACTTCTCGTTCTCGAGAGTGCCTGCCTTGCTCGGCTCCTGCGCAGTCAACGACCGCGTCACGACCGGAGCTGGCTTCTTCTCCACGTCTTCGGCATACCGAACCTTGCCGAGCGCGACGAGCACCTTCGCATCGGAAGGGCGCGCATCGAACTCCGCTGATTCCGTGTTCGGTACACGCAGATGTTTGTTGTACCGAACGCTCTTGATTGCAACTACTTTCTTCACCGCGATCTCCCGTGTGGAATTAAAAACGGGCGTGCGCCAGCCCGCGAGGAACCGACGCACGCCAAAGGCTCCCGTCATGTCACATCAATGTGACCGGTCGATCACGGCGAACCCGGAACTCCCCACAGAACATCGGTGATGACAGCGACGGCTTGCGCACGACGCTTCTTCCAGTTGATGAACCGCTCCGCCTTGATGGCGACGCTGTTCGTCTGGAACATGCTGACCAGCGTGGTCGGCGTAGTCGCGCCGGCGCTGCTGTTCGTCGGATTGTCGAGCATCTGCAGCGACGCTTCGCGAGAAGCATCGATCACGACCTGACCGTCGTCGGACAGCCAGATCTCGGACGCTGCCGCCAGGATGACGGTGTTACCCGTCGAGTCATTCGGCACGTACTGAGACGTGATGACCGGAATACCCTCGAACGTACCGCCGTTGACGTTGATGTTGGGGAACTCGCTCTGACCCAGCGGATTCCGCATGGTGCCCAGGGAGAGCGCCACGGAATTCGGCATGATCCACACGAGCGAGGTCAGAGGCATGTTGGCGGCGACCATGGTCATCATGGCCAGACGCGCATCCTCGCGAACCGCATCGGCGTCGTTGCCAGTCGAAGCGATCGGCGTGACACCGTTCGTGATGGAGGCCGGCGACACGTTCGCAACCGCCGCCTTGTTCGGATCCACGAAGTCCGTGTCGAGACGCTCGATGAGCGCAGCGGCAAGGCTGTCGCGAGTCAGGAGTTCGGCGGAGGGATTCGAGAATCGCAACAGCTCCTCGGTCAGGACCGCGATGTTCGCGACCTTGGCCCATGGCAGATAGATGTTCTC